TATTGATTTTCAGGATCATATTGATATTCCTGACCTCACTCATATAGATACTTCTCATTTTGATCATCATGGTGGTGGATTTGATCTTTGACACTTCAGTATGATATCTTGTATAATGGAGAGGAGAAATCCTCTCTTTTTGTTTTTAATATATAAATTAAGTTAATAATTCTTTGTAAGAAGTTATGAAATTTACAGTTTATTCAAAAGATGGTTGTCCCTATTGCAGCAAAATTGAACAAGTGCTACAATTAACCAATCTTGAGCATGTAGTATACAAACTCGGAACGGATTTTAATAGAGACCAATTTTATGCAGAGTTTGGTCAAGGTTCTACTTTTCCACAAGTGATTATGGATGATCAGCATCTTGGTGGATGCACTGATACTGTCCAATACCTAAAGGAGCAAAATTTAGTTTAATGGAAACAACATTTCACGAAGTTTACAATGATGTTGAAAAAGCAATTGATTATGCTTTTAATGGTAAATTTGTTTTAAGTTTTTATGATTATTTGAAAGATCGTGGAACAAAAAGATTAGAAGTTAAAGAGTTTATTGAGAGTACAACCGCAAATGAAATAAGCGAACTTGTAATGGACTTAGACGATTATCTTGAAGGTGGTGCTGATGAAGTTCATAAACAACTTAGAGAGGCATATGGATATATTCCAAAACCTCAAGCAAGAAAAATAAGAAATTATCTTTATAATATTCTTGAAGATGCCTGGAGATACGATCATGACAGAAGACCAGGAAGGAGAAAAAAGAAAACTAAATAAGTCAGAACCTCAAATTAATAGAGGTGTTGAGTTATTACTTAGGAATAGAAGGAGGAAATCATTACAACCAAAGACTTTTCAAGTGAAGTTTGGTAAAATGATTTCTCTATTCCGTAGAGAGTTTCATTTTTTTATAGAATTTCACTTTGATATAAGGAAAAAATAAACTCTCTGGAGAAAGAAAAATGGAAACAGCATATGTAATAACATTCTCAGTAATGTTCACTTTGCTCTTTTTTATGGTTGGGAGTATAATAGGTTGGTTGACGTATAGGCACCTATTAGAAAATAGACCTCCTTATTTGCATCCAGAGTTCTTTGATGAAAATGGGCAGGTAATACCTGACGAAATAGTTGCAGTAACATTTGAAAATAGCGATTACAATTATGACTACACAGACGAAGACGAGGAAGAAGACTGAACAAACTATTGTTGATCTTCCAATAAATTCACTTGCATTTGAAGTTCTAGAACTTGCTTCAAGACAAAGAACTAATGCAAAAAAAGTTGAGGTTCTTCAAAAATATGAAGACCCTTCCATTAAAACAATTCTTATTTGGAATTTTGATGAATCTGTAATTTCATTACTTCCTGAGGGTGATGTTCCTTATGCAAGCGCAGGAGAACAAACATCTTACAGTGGAACTTTGAGTGAGAAAGTAAAAGACGCTGTTTCTAAAATGGATGAATTGAATTCCAATTCTTTAGGATCAATGGATCAAGGAAGATCTTCTATCCGTAAAGAATATACTATGTTTTTTAATTTTGTAAAAGGTGGAAATAATAGTTTAAGTTCTCTTCGTAGAGAAACAATGTTTATTAATATTCTTGAAGGACTTCATCCAAAGGAAGCGGAAATTTTAGTTTTAATTAAAGATAAAAGACTTCAAACTAAATATAAAATTACAAAAGAAGTTGTGAGTGAAGCGTACCCAGATATTCAATGGGGAGGACGTTCATGACAGTAGCAGTAGGAGAGAAGAAAAAAATGGCAGAATCTACTAAGAATGAAAAACAAATTCTGCCACATGAATATGGGTGCCAAATTCTTTTAGAAAAAACAACTTTAGATAAAGCGAAAGACTCTTCATTTCCTAATGACGCTTACCTAATTTGGTATGTTGTTGATGGAAAGCAACACATAGATTTGACACGTTGTAATCGTAAAGTAAATCTATTTGATATGTATTATGATAAATATGGTCCCGGTTCTGTTCAAAAAATTGATTTTGGATATGGTAGAGTAAATCCCAGACTTTGGGGATATAAACAACCTGAGAAAAAGAAAAGAAAATGAGTGCAGGATTTGGTGGACAAGGAAAAGAAAATAGAACTGGTAAAGATGCAACCATTACTATTGACTTAGATAATATTGATATTGTTCTAAAACAGTATAAAAAAATTAAAAAATATCAGAAATCGTCTCTGTATGCTATTAAAACAATGGACGGCACAGAAGATATCGTGAGTTCATTGATTAAGGAAGCGGAGGAGAATCCACTGTAAAATGGGGAAGCATTATCTACTTAACTTGTATGGATGCTCGTTTGTCCTTTTGGACGACGAGCGTTGTCTTATAGACTTATTAGAAAACGCAGCAGTTGCAAGTGGTGCTACTGTGGTTCAGACCATTTCAAAAAAGTTTGAACCACAAGGAGTCACCGTTCTCTGTTTGCTTTCTGAAAGTCATATTAGTATTCATACTTGGCCAGAAGAAGGTAAGGCTGCAGTGGATGTATATACTTGCGGTGATTGCAATCCAAAGATTGGTTGTGATATAATCATACAGCAACTCTATGCAACCAATCATACATTAAGTTACATAGAAAGGTAACAAAAGATACAAAATAAAAATCTAATATATTAATACGTTCATTTGCTATTTGCAAATAGCAAACGGAAGTAAGGAAACTGAAGGAACGCACCAATACCAAAAGTAAAGGAGCAAAACCAATGGCACTTATTCTCATTAAACAAAAAATGCTGAAAGAACAGCGTCTACGCGAAGCACAACTTTATATGGCATCAAAGCCAATGTGACCGCAGAGAGGGACTTGACTCCCTCTCTTTTTTTATGTATAATTACCTTTGTGAGGTTTGATTTTAATGGATAAAGAAAAGCTTAAACTCATTGTAAGAAACCTTGAGTCTCTTGTTGATTGTCTTAAATCTGAAGTGTATTCTGATATAGATTCTTATAAACAACAAGAACCACAATATGAGGAGATTGCACCTTACATTAATGATTATGATGAAGTCTTTTATGATGAGGAAGAAGATGACATCTATGAATCACTAAGAGTAAATAAAAAGTATAAAATTACAAACAATGATGATGGAGATGGACTGTGAAGGAACTCAACGAAGAATTTGAATTCATGAAACCAGAAGTTAAACTTGTTTCAGTCACACCAGATGCAGAAAAGCATATGGCATACTGTGCAAGGGTATCTAATCCTAAGAACCAAGATAATGAAAGTTTTGATGGGTTGCTTAAGTACTGTATTAAACATCAACACTGGAGTATCTTTGAGCAAGCAAATTTGACTGTAGAGATTAATACTACAAGAGGTATTGCTGCTCAAATCCTCCGACATAGGAGTTTTACCTTTCAGGAGTTTAGTCAAAGGTATGCAGATACAAACCTTCTGAATCAGACTATTCCTCTTCCTGAACTTCGTAGGCAAGATGATAAGAATCGTCAGAACAGTATTGATGACCTTGGAGACTATCTAAAACTCACTTTGCTAGAAGATATTAGAATGCATTTTGAGCAGTCCCAGAGACTCTACAACCGCCTTCTGGATAAGGGTGTGGCAAAGGAGTGTGCAAGGTTCGTATTACCCTTAGCGACTCCTACAAGACTCTATATGACTGGTTCCTTGAGGTCTTGGATTCACTACATTGATTTGCGTTCTGCACATGGCACACAGAAGGAACATATGGATATTGCAGAAGCAATTCGTTGTATTTTTACTTGTCAATTCCCTGCAGTGTCTACTGCTCTTGGTTGGACTCGTGATAACTGCGATGATTGTGAAAGTATCCAACCTTCAATTCGTATAGACTAAATATCCTTATATAAAATGGAGGAATAAACTTGGCAACATATCCAGTTTATAATAAAACTACAGGTGAACAGAAAGAAGTGAACATGAGTGTTCATGATTGGGATCAGTGGAAAAAAGACAATCCAGAGTGGGATAGAGATTGGTCGGACCCATCAACCTGCCCTTCTTCTGGTGAAGTTGGTGAAATTTATGACCGACTTAAAAAATCGCATCCAGGATGGAACGATGTTCTTCATAGAGCATCTAAAATGCCAGGATCCAAAGTAAAACCAATTTAATTTTTTATATGGCAAGAAGAAAAAGAGTAGACGATCCACCAATTGGTGTTGGAATGACCGCTAAGCAAATGAAACGCAAAAAACCGATTGGTTTAGATTTGATGAGAGAGATTGAACCTCTCACTGATAATCAAAAACTGTTATATGAGGCATACGAAAAAGCACAAAATATTGTTGCTTATGGGTGTGCTGGAACAGGTAAAACTTTTATTACTCTTTATAATGCTCTTCAAGATGTCTTAGATGAGAGAAGTCCTTATGAAAAAATTTATATTGTAAGATCTCTTGTTGCCACTCGTGA